AAGCATTTCCACTATTGCATTAGCTATTTCAAGTTGTAGTTCTTTACTTGTTTCCGTCATCTTTTTTACTAGTGAGCTGCTTGATTATCTGATTTGTTCCTGTTGCAGATAAGCCACTCGCTCCTCCTAGTAATAAAGCAATTAAAACATTATTTGTGGGGGTAATTCCTGGTACAAAATAAAAACAGATGATTCCAATTATTGCACCTAGTGCACATGATACTAGTGGGATACATCTGTTGAATGTTTCATTGTTGATTGCTTTTTTTAATGCATATATTATCCAGTAACATACAAGTGTTATTCCTGGTATTGATATTAATTCTAAGTATTCCATTTGTTCTCCTTATTTCGTGGCATTCTGTTCTAGAAGATACTCATACATATCCTTTTTAACATCGTTATATGCTTTAAGACCTTCTTTTAGTTCACCATTGGTTTTGCCATCTCTTACTGCAATTGAGTTTGCATAAGTAAGTTTTCCTATTGCGTCAATTGATTTAAGAATTAAGATGCTCTCTTTTTTCTTGAGCTCTTCTTTCTTATTATCTTTAGCTTCTTTTTTATCGAAGTATCTTTTTAAGAAATATATGACCAAGCCTGATATTATGCTTGATATTATTGAAATAATAATTGCAGCTATGTTCATATCTTTCTCCTATGTAACATCATTGAATCCACCTGCTGGCGTATCAGCACACATGTAGTCATATGTTGATGAATGGCCGGCATAACTACCATAGAATGTTGATGACTTTGATGTAGTATCGCTCTTTGAGCAATTCCTAACGCCATAACAATAGCTGAATCCATAACCTTTTGTTATTGATGTTGAGCTGCTCTTATCATATCCAGAGCCTTTACAGTTTACCACATCATAACAGTGATCAAATCCACTTGCAGTTACCGATGTGGAAGTTGTATTGTCAAGAACCGCATCTCCTAGACAGTTCACCAAACATTTACAATAATAGAAAGCATAATTTGATGCAACATTCTTACCACCACCAGATTTGTACTGGATTATATATGCTTTTGAGTTTGTTATGTATTTGCAATAATAAAATGCATAGCCGACATTGCTGCCGCATCCATCATTAATATTCGCTTCACAATCGTCTAAGTAATTACAATTATTAAATCCGATTACACCGTTTGATAAATATGAATCTACCTTACAACTTCTTAAGTGATCACAATAATAGAATGGATCATGTACTCTTGAACCAGTTATTATTTCACAACCAGTTAAGTTTAAACAGTATATAAATCCTTTGCTTCCACCGTTTCCTGCGACTGATAGAATCTTTACATTATTCATATAATACTTATATAAATCAGTAGTCGGCTTTGCAGTATATCCTATGCAAGCTCCATAACAAGTTAATAAATTAATAATGCTACCAGGTTCGCCAACTACTACTTTTGTCCCAGTTGCAGTTAAGTTGATACGAGGTGTATAGTAATCGCTTGTTGTAGGACAACTATATTCCCAGGTTCCTTTTTTGATAAGTACTGATGTATAGTCATTCCCAGACACATTATTTATCCAATCTGATAATGCTTGGTTACTATCAACAACAAAGGTATATGTCGCTGATTTCTTTGCATCATTTATATCTGACTTAAATGCTAATGGAAAATTATCAACCTTATATGCGATTAAATAATTTGCTTGGTCATACTGTAGTTTCCATACTGTATTATCTACTCCACATATAATAAAACATGCTTGTGGAGCTGTTTGATTATATACTGGCACTGTTGTACATCCAGTCATATGCTTTAGATATGATTTTATAGTATCTAGTGATGTTACTGGAGATCCTTGGTATTGAAATTGCTTTGTTGTATAGCCTGTTTGAATTGTAACTACATTAAATGAATATTGGCTATTGTTGCCTCCAAACTGACTACCATTAATATTTACAACAAGGTTTTGTGCCATTGAGACTGTCTTAGGATTGTTTAGATAACTTTCGCTTGAAACCCATCCTGGTGACCCTGATCCATTAGATTTTAAGAGATTGCCTTCAGACCCTGCATTTGTTGGTGCATATAATGATGCGGTAGACGCTCCTTTATCGCTACCATTTAGCGTTACTTTGGTTCCTCCAGCATAAGTTGATGCTTGAGTTGGACTTCCATTAGACAAGTAGATTGGTTTTGTTGACGATCCAACAGTGCTGCTTCCAAGCTTGCTTGCACTTGCAGCATTACCAGTAATATCTGAATTTGCAGTGATAAATCCTGAATCATTTGTTAAATCACTTGTCTTTTCTGGAATGTCTGGTTTATCTTCTAAATCTTCATATGATCCACTAGTTGCAACGCTAGATAGCCCAGATATCTTATTCGCTGGAATACTAGTGACTTCTATTGTTGCGTTTCCAGTTCCATCAAAACTAGCACCAGTTGCGGTTACACCTGATAAGTTAATCGTTCTTGGTGTTTTTAGTTTTACTGATTGTTCTGCCTCAAGTGGCAGGTCAGTTAGTGACCCGTTTGCGTTTTTAATATATGGTCTAAATGCCATAGTGCTCCTCCTTAGATTGCTTTAAAGAATATTCCACCAGTTGCGAGTGTTGCTGATGGTTCAGATTGCCCAACTGATCCAACTTCAATTATTTGCCCTCCAGCAACAGTGATACCTTTAGCATTTACTTGAACAGCTGAATAAGTGCCTGCTGTAACCCCTGAATCTCCAAGAGTGACGCTTATTGATGTTGCACCGCTTCCAGAAGCACTTATGTCAGTTGATCCATCTGCCTTCTTACCAGACTTAACTGTTGTAGTAATTGTTTGGTTGCTTTTTAGATATGTGCTTGAATCTACCGATACTTTACCCGTATTATCTGTTTTAATAAAACCAGCAGTACTAAAATCACTCCACTTAGCAGTTCCACTGGTAGATGTTGATATTAATATCTTCTTTTCTGTATTTGTTGCTGGTATTACATTTGTAGCAGGAATAGTCGGTTTATTAGTTAGATCACTATATGAACCACTTGTTGCAACTCCAGCAAGGCCAGTTACCTTAGATGCTGGAACTGAACCCGATGAGATTGTTCCTATTGTTGTAATGTTTGATGAACCACTCCAAGTTGATAGTTTAGTGTTTTCAACGTTCCCTAGGCCAACATCTCCTTTTGTAACGGATACGTTTTCGGTTAAAGCATGACCATTTACTGTTCTTGAAGTTGGAACATAACCACTTAGGTCAACATCGGTATTACCAATCTTTTCCCATTGATATGTAGACGATGTTGGATTAACTGTTAAATATTCATCGTAGTTATCTTTTGTTCCATTAGCTGATGGTACAAGATAGATCCTATATTTTGTTGATGCGCTTGCTACCAGAGTACCTGTTATAGTTGTTGATCCGCTTGTCCATGTTACTCCTTCTGGAGTATCTGCAGCATTAGTGACTTTTGCATAATCGAATTGGTTTATTCCAGATATAGCTCCATCAACATAAGTTTTAACTTGTTTGGTTGTTGGAACCGTATTTGTGTCAGACGATATACCAGTTGTTTCTAGAGTTGCTCCTGCTGCTGTTCCTGCATCACTAATTTTAGATAGTGTAAGAGATGGGATTCTAGCTGCATCTAATGTTCCGCTTCCTATTTTGCTAGCTGGAAGGGATGGAATATCTATATCTGCTAAATCCGCACCACCAGTAACAAGACCTTTTGAGTCATATGTAATCTTGGCTTTTGTTGCACCAGTTATAGCAGTATTTGCTGCTACTGCACCGATGTTTGCTGGTGTTAAGTTCACCTGGCCAGTTCTAAAGCTTGATTCAGCATTACCTTTAACACCAGTTACTAATCCCGAATTAATATCGTCTATTAACTCTTTTAGTTCATCTATCGCACCTTTAACATTGGTCGCTTCTAACTCACTAGCAGTATGATCATATAAGACTATGTCAGATTCGGTCTCTGGATGAATTAGTAAAGTATCACTTGCTGATACCTTTTGAATGATTTGTGTTTTTCTAGTTGTTTGTGACATTTAGTTTCCTCCATTGTCAATTAACTTTAATGTATAACTTCCGTTCTCAAGTTCTTCTGATACAGAGTTTGCTGTAACAACTCTTCCTGAGATTAAATTGCTAATTTTAATTTTCTTAGTTTCACCCGTTTCAGCGACTAAGAGAATGTTTAGATTTGGATTTGCTGAATCTAGGCTTATTTCTTGATACCCAGTTGGATTGCTAGATAGAATACTTAAGTCTTCTAATGACTTGTCTCCTTCAAGTGTGATTCCGCCTATTTGGGGTTTGTTTTCTAATCTTAAATAATCGCCCGATACAGTTATTCCTGGAGAGGGTTTGATATTAATTTTTGGTATTGTTACTTTAACTTTCGCTGGCATCTTTCGTCTCCCTCCTAAGTATAACCTCTAGCTTTTCATCAGTTAAAGCAGTATATTCCTCTCCATCTGTAAATGTGATTATTAATGAGTAATTAAAAAAGCCTACAGGAAATTCTCTGGTAACATTACCTTCGATTCTTATCTTGTAGACTTCATTAATGAATGATGCTTCTTCTTTAATATTTAGTTTTGGAATATGCAGTGTAACTTTATCTATGTAAGTTAAATCAACGTCTTCAACTTCGACATCAAATTCAAAGACATCTCCCTTAACGATTGATATCATGTTATACCTCCACCAATACTATTGTGTTTATTATTGTCTCCGTAGAGTTGTCTGTTCTCTTTATTAGTTTGCAGGAGATTTCTTTTAAGTGTTTTTCATTAGTTGCAAGTGTATTGAATATTTCTGGTGTTACTTGATCTGTTGCAACATAATCGTTCTTTGGCTCTGTCCATTCGTTATTCACTTAGTTTTCCTCCTCAATTAGTTTTCTTCCTCTGGTTTCCTCTTTTAGTGAACCATCAAAGGTAATTTTATTGTATTCAGCTACAAGAATTAATCCATCATTGAATCTATCCTTTAATGTATAGGTTTTTTCAAGTTCTAAACTTGGATCTCCTCTCCATTCGACGGTTATTGTTCCTTCTCCAGCTTTAAGTTTATTAAGTAGATAATTTGCAATAGTTTCTGCTTGAGCATAACTTTGGATTAGTGAACTTGATGGATGGGTATATTCCACAACTCCGTATTCTGAAATACTATCTGGGTCTTCTGCTGAAATAGTTGTATATGTTGTGTTTAGCATATAACCAGTTATACTGATCGGACCTGTTTGGCGTATGTTTGCTGTGTTTGTAACTGTTAAACTACATGCATTTACGCCTTCTTTAAGGTTGGTTATTATGAAGTTTCTCACTGTTGTAGTAGCGTTTATGTATGCTGCATCTGTATCATATGAGATGGTAATACTTTTTGATTCATTCGCATCGAGACTGATTGTCGCTGATGCTATTTCTACTAGTGTATCTCCTGGTGATTGTTCCGAGTAGTCTACATATACCTTATTTGCAAATTTAGTTAATGCGATATTAGATTCATACTTAAAAGTATTTGATTTGTTAATTTCTATATCTGTTTCCGCTTTTTCATCTAAATCACTTATTATTCTTAGTTTATTATTTCTATCAATATAGATCTTACAAAGCCCAGCTATCGCAACTTCTTCAAGTGCATCCCATATTGTAGATCTAGGAAGAGAAACAATATCTAGTGTAATATATTGTAGTGATTTAGATATCTCATATTCATTTGGTTCTAAACCACTATTTTCTAAAATATCTAATGCGATATCATATAGAGTTGTATTTTCAACTAATTCGTGACCTAAGTATTCTTTATTTTGAAATCTCAATAATCTATCAACGGCAGTTAATTTTACCCAAAGAGAGTCTTGCGCCATCTTCCATTCATCAGAATAAAAAGTACCTAGTGGAGTATATTCGATTACTCCATTTTTTTCTATTCCAATCATTGGTTTTATCTTTCTATCAAGAGTCATTAAGCTTTTTAAGTATCCTCTATCAAATTTTCTATCTTTGTTATAAAGAGTAAGTGATAGTTGATTTGAGCTCAATGTATAATCACCGTCTTCAGTTGATGTTTCTTCTGAAATCTCAAATGATTCTATTTCTGATTCAAGATATGTTTCGCTTAACATCGCATATGACTGAAGTATCTTAATACATGCGTTTGGTGTGCTCCATTTATACACTTTCAGTCTTATTCTATTAGCTTCTTCTGTATTAGTACTAATTCTGATTTGTGTAGACAAATTATTTCTAATCTCAATTGTGTTTTTAACTATATCATCCAGCATAACTATAATATCGAAGTCTACTGGGTACTGGTTAAGCTTATTATCAGATAAAATAAACCAGTTTATTACTGGTCTATTTGCAAGTATTACATCTAGATATGGAGCGTTAGTAAATGTTCCATCACTACCTGACAGTTCACCACTCCACCAGCCTAGAACACATCCATCATCAATCATTTGAAAGCTTCCATCCATCGTGCTATTTCCGTCCATAGTACATGCTTTGCATGTAGGTGATATATTTCCTTCATAGACTTCACTTGGGTGACTTATTAAGGAATTTGAACTTGCACTAGCTGAAATTGTTCCACTTATCTCTTGATCTGAATATATGATTTCAACTTTAGAGTAGATCTTTCTTGGGTTATCAGTGTATTCCATACTTACCTCTCAACAAAAGATAGCGATACATCCTTCCAGAGCACTTTATCATTAGCCCAATCATAGTATGGTGAGTATGAAAGATTCTTTGGTTTAGATGTCATCGTAGTGAGCACTCCTGTTTCTTTATCTATAAAAGATATAGTTACAAAAGTTGAAATATTTATTTCTTCTGATAGTAGTTTCATACTTTCTTTTGTTAGATAATTCCAAGATACATTGACGATTCTTTTCTTGCCAACAATATCTACTACCATGGTCCCATCCATTGTTCTTTCAGCAACATCTAAATCTTCAAAGGTATTATTTATTTCATTTGGGGCTTGAATTGTTTTGCTATTAATCTTAAAAAACTCCATACTAAATCTCCCTTAAAAGAATACCGTTTCTTTTATATTCTTTTGATAATTTTGGAGCGATTAATCTAGCAAATGTTTGCCCATCAATTTCTAAGACAATATCTTTAGAATTATTAGAATCTTCTCTATTTTGAACACTACTTAACTGAAATAGTCCATTTAACAAATCTCCAAACGGTGAAGTTCCCTCACTAACTACTTGTTGATTTATAGTTGATGATAATCCTAATGTAGATGCTACTTCTGTTAATGCAGTTTTAAGCATTGGGATGCTATCATATAATCCTTCTTTCATCATATCCATTAAGTTTGGAATCCATTTATCGGCTGTGTGTCCTGGCCCTTTCTTAGTTGGAGAACCAAAACCTAGAAAATCTTTAATAGATTGTGCAATATCGCAAACTCCTTGTTTAACTTTATCCCATGCATTTTTAATACCATCTGTGATATTAGATACTAGATTTTTACCCCAGTTAAATGCGTCTGATATTAGTTCTGCAAACCAGTCTTTTATCTTTAAGAATAGTTCTTTTGTCGTGTCCCATAATTGGCTTGCTCTAAATTTAACGCCACTTACTAAATTTGACCACCAGTCGATAATATATTCTCCAACGTCGCTAAACTTATCTTTAATTTTCTCTGAATTCTTATTAAAGAACGATGTAAAGCCTTCTATTACACCATGATAAAGATTTACAAATGCTTCACCGATGTGTTTTATAGTCTCCCAGAATGATAGTCCTGCTTTCTTAACATGTTCCCAAGCACCGCTAAAGTCACCAGTAAGCAAGCTTATTAGTCCCATTATTATTTCAACTATAGAAACTACAAGTGATGATACTGCTTGTACTAATGGTCCAAACATATCTATAATTCCATTAATTACCCCTGAAACCACTGCGAATAATACTAGTATTATTCCATCCAACGCATCAAGAAGTGGCTTTAACTCATTACAAATGGTTACAATCAAATTCCAAAGCGACGATATCATCTCTTTTATAGATTGCCAAATGCCCTCGAAATTATCAAAGAAACCTGATAATGCTTCTTTTATTGTGCTTAAAAATGAGAATATTACACTTAACGCATTTTTAATAAATGATCCTATCTTAGATAGAAGTGATGTTCCATTGTTTTTAACAAGAGATACAATTCCTTGAATTAGAACACTAATTGCTTTTAAAGCCCACAAGACAGTAGACTCTAGTATATCAAGAATATCTGTGAGATACTCATCAATAATCTCTTTTACGAACACTATTGCTGATGATATAGCACTAACAACTGCTTCTCCATTTTCATTCCATAAACTTTCTAGCGTAGTAAATATAGCTGTTATTATTCTTTTAATATATGGTGCAACCTTCTTAAATATCCTATAAATCTCCTCAAGCGCCTCAACCGCTCTTTCACCAACAATGGTTAGAATGTGACCGACTCTTTCTAAAATTCTTTCGCCATTCTTCTCCCACCAGTTCTTTAAGACATTTAAGACATTTAAGACTTTTTCTTTTATGGATGCAAATATCTCATTTACCTTATTTCTGAATTCTTCATTGTTCTTAAATAAGGCTACTAATCCGCTTACTACAAGTGCAATTGCCCCTATAATCAAAGCAACTTTAGAACCCAACAATGGAATTAGTTTAATTAACGATGAAACACCACCAACAACTTTGCCAAGTACAAGAAATGCAGGTCCTATTGCTGCAGCTATTCCTGCAACCTTAACAATTAGATTCTTTTGAGCATCACTTAATTTCATGAGCTTGTTAGTTAGAGGCGATACATACTTCGATATAAAACTTCTTAGTATTGGTATAATAACATCTCCAAATGATATTGCAATTTCCTGGATTTCGGATTTTACAATTTTCAATTGTCCTGCAAGAGTATCTAGTTGAACCTCGGCCATATCTGTTGCTTTGCTTGTTCCAGTTATTGAAGCAGTCATATATCTCACAGCATCTGCTCCTTGGCCTATTAGAGCAAGCATGCCTGGTCCACCTCTAGCTCCAAATACTTTCATTGCATCTGATGTTGTCATTCCAGCTGTTCCTAGTCTGTCTATAATGTCTGCAAGACTATTTATTGCTGGATCTAATTCTTCTGTTGTTAATCCTAATTCTTCAAATACTGCTAGAGCAGACGAAGTAGGATTCATTAGTGATACAAGTGCTTGTCTTAGTGTTGTACCAGCTTGACTTCCATCATAACCAGCATTATATAGAACACTTAAAACTCCAGTTACTTCTTCAATTGAGTAACCAAGTGAATTTGCAACTGGTCCAACATATCCCATTGAATTAGATAACTTTTCCATGTTTGCCATAGAATTACCAATCGCTGATGCAAATACATTTGTAACTCTTTCTGCTTCACTAGCTTCTAAGCCAAATTGATTTAGTGTTGCAATTACTGCATCTGTTGTTTGAGCTAGTCCATATTGTGTAGCACTAGCAAGATTTAGAATTGGCTCAATTGATGATGTCATTTGTTCAACACCATATCCAGCTGAGGCCATGTAGTATAAAGCATCAGCTGCTTCTGATGCACTAAAGACAGTTTTAGATCCCATCTCTCTTGCAAGAGCAGTCATTTTTTCTAATTCTTCACCAGTTGCACCTGCTACAGATGCAGCATTGGCCATAGATTGCTCAAATTGGCTCGACGTCTTTATAATAGCGCTTCCTAGTGCAATTATTGGTGCTGTTACTTTTGCGGTTAAATTTGAGCCTATTTTTGTAAGGCTTTTTGAAACATTTGAAAGCTTCTTTTGTGCTGATTGTAATCCTTTGCTTAAAGAGGAAATATCAGCACTGATTTTAACGACTAGATTTCTTATTACAGCCACTACTATTTCCTCCTATTTAATAGTTACTCCTTTTTCAGCCGCCATCGCTCTTAGGATTTCATCTCCTTTACTATTTACTTTCACGCCTTTTCTTGAATCTTTTATTATCTTTGATAACTTAGGCAATTTCTTCTGCCTTGCAAATGCTTCAATGTGCCAAGCAAGTGATAAGTTAGATTCAAATTCTCTTTGCCTTTCTTTATTGAATGCTTCTATCATTAATTCAAGCTCGTGCGGTGTGTATTTATCTGCTTCTAACGGATCAAGTTTTAGTTCTACTATAACTTCATCTAGAAACTCGTAAATAGTTAAGCTGGCGGCCTCTAGTTTCCCTCTTTTTTATTTTTATTACCAAAGGCTAGAGATAAAGCTTCTCCAAGTTTTTCTGATATCTCATCAAGACTAGAATATTCATCAATTAAGTCACCAACTTTTTCTACTGTTAGTGTTTCATCTTCGTGGTATAAACCAGCATAAATGATGACTAATAAATCTTTGATGCCAACATTTTGTAAGTCGAGATTTGTAAGTGGTTTACCTATTAAATCTTCAATTCTTGCAAGTGCGTTGATTCCATATCTTAATACTCTTGGTTTATCTAGGTTTACTGTAATTCCTTTTTTCATGTACTTATCTCCTAGTTATCTGCACTAAAGGATAATGAATCATTACCTGTAAATTCAATTGATATTGATACTAGATCGTCTACAGGATCTTCTATTGATAAACTATTTATATAGGCTGTTCCTGTATAGTAATTAGTGTCATCAACATAGAGTTTAAGTGTTACTGATGTTCCTGCAAGGTATGCATCTTGTAATGCTTTTTGACCTGTTGTATCAGAAGTGACAGAATAATCTCCTTCACTTGATGCGCTCCATTCTTTTAGACCAGGAATATTCTTTTTCCATGAATCACCTAACGCTGTTGTTTCAAGCGTGTCTATTGAGAGCTCTAAGCTCCAAGATTTGATGGCTACTACTGTTGTATCTGTAGTTCCACCTATAACTACTTTTCCGTTTTTTCCTGCTATAGGCATGGTTTAATCCTCCATTATTTATTCGTTATAATAAAAATCGAACTCTATAGATGACATATAGTTTTCCAAATCTAATTTGGTTGTATGAAATCCACTGAGTTCGTAATCTGTTTTTATGAATACTGCTTCAATATTCACTCCTCCCATGTTTCCATGAAAGTCTTGTAATGCGTTTTTAACTAATCTAGATAATTCTCTTGCTTTCTTGAATGTCTTATCATGGCATACTATTTGAATAGTTTGTTTAACAAAGCCAGTATCTCCTCCAAGTGCTGAGTCATAATTTGCTAGAACTGGTGAGTACATGATTGCTGGAAGTTTAGCATTCTCTGGAATAACTTCTGGATATAATCTATTCCCAATTTTATCTTTTATATCATTAATGCTTGATAGATAACTATATAATCCTTCACAGATATCCATTACATCCTTCCTCCCACTTCATCAGCTACTGTTTCACCAACTGTATTATTTATTGAGTTTTGATTTGAATCTACAGAATTTCTTAGAAACGGATTTGGTTTTCTCCCCTGTGCTCCAAGTTCAACATATACACCATAGCTTAGTGACTTATCATAATCGACCTTCACCGTTGCTCTTGTATTAGTTACTTTATCAACTGTTAGTTTTAATGATTGCTTAAGAGCTCCAGTATCAACAGGACAATGAGATTTAGCATAGCTAAGTGCAATCTCTCCACCTTCGCTGGCGGCTTTTTCAAGCACTTTCTGCGCTCCTTCTCCCATTGACTTAAGCCTTTTAACAATCATCTCTTTGCCTTCTAAAGTAACCTTAACTTTCTTCTGCTTCGCGCTGTAACTCATAGTTCACCAATTCCTTACAGTTTAAAGTCATAGTAAAGTGTCTTTCATTATCATCAACAATACCTAAGATTTCATATGTTTTATTCTTATATCCAATTCTCATCATTTGGTTAATGACTGGGTTATATCTAATGATTATATCTACGGTTGATTCTGCTTTGACTTCATCATTATCAAAGTACTCTGTTCCACTTTTTGGTTTTATGTTAGCCCATAAGGATAATACTGCTTGCCACTCACCATCTTTACCACCGTAAGAGTCTCTTGTATAGACGTATTTTAGAACACTTATTCTTTTGTTTAGGCTTCCAACATTCATTAGAAAGACTCCTTCCTATATGCAAAAAGCATTCTTCTTATCGTATCAAGAGTATTTTTTATTGAAATTGAATTCTTTGGATCATTAGATACTTGTCTTTCTTCGTACAAAGTTCCAACAAGCAAGAGTATTGCATTCGATATTACTTCTGGTAATTCTTCTTCTAGATTTAGTTTTTCTCTTATAATATCTTCAACTAGTTCCTTTGAAGAACTAATAAGGGAAGCGATTAGGTTATCATCCTCATCAGTATCAACCCTTAAATAATTCTTAGCTATTTTGAGTGTAACCATTATGCCTCCCTAGTTGTTTTACGCTGCTTTTTGTTTTAATACTTTAATTGCTTCTGCGAGTATTAGCTTACCATCAACTCTTTGAGTTGCAACAAAGCCAGTTTGATCAGTTGCTGCATAGAGTTCGTTTAGTTTCTTGAAGTTTCTTCCTGCTCTATCTGCAATCCAGTAGTATGAGAAGTCACCAAATATAACTGTTTTTGCTCCTGCTGCAATTGTTGGTACATAACTAGATGTATAAACTGGTCTACCAAGTAAAGTGTCTGGTGTTCCAGCTGTTAAAGATGGTTGCCATAGGTAGTTGTCATTCTTATCCTTAAGTTTTCTAATTGCTTTTACTGTTGAATCATTTAATACCCATACAGCATTCTTTCTATATGGTGCTTTAAGCGAGTAGAATAAATCGATAATTTCATCTGCAGTAATTGCTGTTGCTGCTGCAGTTGTAACGCCTACTTCTGCTCCACCTGTAGAGTTTAAGATACCAGTTGGCTTACCAGTACCATTACCATTAAAGAACGCATCTTCTTCCTTAGCACCAATTCTTCTTGCAAATTCTTTTGAGATGTAGCTTTCAAGGTCGAATACTGAATCGTTCAAAAGTTCATTTGATACTTTGATTAAAGTACCGAGCTTATATGCACCGATAGATACTTGGCTGAATGCGTCATCTGATTCAGGAATTGCTCCTTCTTCATCAACCCAGCTTGCATTTCCTTTAGATGCAACTACTGGAATCTTTCTATCTCCACTTGATGTATTGATTACATGAGCGAGTTTTCTGAAGATGTTTTCTTCTTCTAGGGCTTCTACTAATGTGTGTTCATATTCATCAGGTACTAAATATCCACCTTCAGAGTCAGTTCCTTCTTGAAGAGCATTCATTACATTAGCAGGTACAACTTTGCTTCTCATGTTTTTCCAGAATGCTTTCTTGTATGCATTTGAAGCTCTTCCAGACTTTTCATCTTCCTCTTCCATCTTCATAGGTCTTTCTGTAAGAGGTGCTGATACTGGTTTATTTAGTTCTGCTTCGATTAGATCTTTTCTTTCTAATCTTTTAATCTCGTTAGTTAAATCTTCGAGATCCTTTTCCATTTTTGCGTATGTTGCATCATCTTCTGCGCTTAATACGCCTTTTTCATTTTGGTGAGTCTCAAGAAATGCTTCCATGGCTGACCAAGTCTTTGCACGTTTTTCACGTAAATCTGTTACTTTTAACATGTTCTTTTTTTCTCCTTAAATATATTTTTTAATTGTGGTTAATTCGTTTTTGAGGTCTTTAACATTTCTTCCTGTTTTAACCTCTTTTTCTTTTATCTTGTTATACAAGATACTATCGAACTCTCTTGAAGAAAAAATGTAGGAATTATCTCCTACACTATGTTTCTCGTCTTCAATTAGTCCATCTGCAAATCCAAGCTCAATTGCCTTTTTAGCATTCATCCAAGTTTCGTTTTCCATCATTTTAGAAATTGTGTCTCTTGGAAGTCTTGTTTTAATCTCATAGGCAT